GATCTGTGCCGATTCAGACCGTTATTTAATGCAAATATGGGGGCGGGTACCCCTCCCTATCGAATCTTTTGTGCAGTTTTACTAATACGCTCGTGGGAAACCCTGTCGCTGCCGCTAGGCGGCAAACACGCATAAAAAAGCAGCCGCACAAAACCGTGCGGCTGTTGAATCCTTGCCCTCACTTGGCAATGGCACGCATATATCGCGCGACCTTGTGCGGCCTGGCGTCCTTGTCGTCGATAAACGCCCGCGCCATCTTGCCGTAAAAATCCGGTGTGTTGTTCCCCGCGGCTGAAATGACTGGGCCATAATCCGACCAGATCATATTGAGAGCGACAAAAAATGCAATCATCTGATCGTCTGGCACGCCGAGCTTACGCCCCAGCTCCGTCGCCTCGGTGTATGTCCAGCGCCCGCCATGCGGTCTGGACGTGTCGGCGTTGTCCATGTGATCCACCCACGCCTGCGCCTGCTCCATCGTGATCGCCTCGCCGCCCTCGCAATCCTTATCGAGCGCGTCCAATGCGATGGACATCAGCGCGTAATCGCGGACGTTGCCAAGCGTCTGCGGACACTGTACAATCTGCTCCCTGGCCTCCCTGATAGCCTCAACTGTCCACATATTTACCCCCCTATGCTTTGGCTCTGTCGATTTGCTCGACCAGCCTGTCCACATCCTCAGGCGTGAAGCTCATGCTGTCCTGCCCGATCTGGATAGTCATGCGTCCGCCTGCCTTGGTTATCTGCTCCTTGAGCTGTACCGCCACCGCGCCGACATCGATGTTGCCATCCTCCGACATAATGCCCAGTGCTTGGAGCGTGGGCAGATACTTGCCGACGATCCGCTCCGGGTTTGCCGCCGCCATGCCGACGACCGCGCCGTAAATGATCCCCTTAACGCCGCTTATAGATGGGCGCACTACCACGTCATAGTAGTGCGCCACACCCGCGGCGACCTGTTTAAGCGTCGCCATTGTTTTTTAGCCTCCCGCGTTCGCGCCAGCCGCAGCCGCCGTCGGCGCAGTCCAGGAGTTATAGCGCGGCATAGGCGGCGGGCAAATGTTGCCGTCCGGGATGACCATCTTAGTCATGCCCATGAGCGCCGCAACCTGGCTTTGCAGACAGCCGATCATGCCGTTGTTGCTGGCATTGTAGACCGCCTGCTGCGCGATCTGCTCCTCGATACCGCGCAGTCTGCTGTTGATGTCCTTATACATGTCCAGCATCTTGCTGTCGGTATAAGTGTTTGCGTCGCGGAGCTTAATCTCGCTCTCAAGCTCCGCGATCCGCGCGGACTGGGTAGCCTCGTAGCGGTTGATCGTGTGATCCTCGCTACAAGTGGTCGTTGTGCGCGCCGCAGCGCTGGCCATCATCATAGCCGCAGCCATGTCTGCGACAGTGTCCCGGCGATTTCCGCCGAGAAGACCGTTAAGCACGTTGCCGCCACCCAGCAGCCCCAGCGTAGTGCCTGCGATGCCAAAACCCAAACCGGTATTGGCCACGCCCTTGGAAGCATACTCTTTATATTCCATCATGCTCCCTCCTTTCTGCCATTATTATGGTGCAGAATAGCGGGTTGTTCCTGACATCTTCCCGTCGCAAACATGACAAAAAACGGTCGGGTGTCATATGGCACTCGACCGTTTTTGATTCAGTAAATATTCAATTGGGATAGCGTTGTTCGAGATAAATGATTCGGTCTTTTATCGTGCGGATGATGCGATCTACCGTCCGTACAGACCTGTTCGTGGCAAACGCTATCTCGACTCGCGATTTGCCCTTCTGAAGTAGCTCGAAAATGCGCAGCTCATCTTCCGTAAAACCGCACTCAGCGCAGTAGCGCACATAGTCCGGTCGGCAGAAGCGTAGCCGCATTTGTCATTAGCCCTCCTGTGCAGTTGTCAGTTCAGCCACCGGAACAGTGTTCTCAATCAACAACGGCGTCGAGCTTTCCAGCTTCGCAATCTCGGCGTTTACCAGCTCGGCAAGCTCATTTGTGTCCAGCTTGTAGCCATGCGCGTTAAGTCGCTCCTGCACCCATGCCAGCTTCTCTTCGCCACGTCCGGAGCCGGTGTACAGCTTCTCAGCAGCGAAAACGAGGATAGACACGAGGTCGCGGATTTCGCGCCGCTGGTCAAGCGTCGTCTTTGCCTTAATCCACGGCACGACATACCGCGTGATCAGCGCAGCGGCAAGAACAATCAGTGCCTGAAAGATGGGAGTCAAGTCAATGTTACTCATACTAGCTTTCCTTCCTGCCCGACTCTCAGTCGGGCATTGTCATATTGTCATCTAAAACTATGGTTTTCCAAACACTCGTGATAAGTGTTTTTGATGATATTGGTTGCCTCTATCGTTTTGTGGTTCGCAAACTGCGGATGTGACTCACAATAAGCATCATAAGCATTGATATCGTCAAACACCTGTTCAAAATGCTGCCGTGAGCGGCTCAAATCCGTTCGGTAGTACAGCTCATCCGCAAACCGCTGTATTCGGGCGCGTGAGATTTTGGCAAACTCAAGGTCATTTTTTGCCTCGATTTTGCTTATGCGCTCCTCTAGTGAGCCGACAAGTGCCTTGCGCAGTCCGCGAAAGACCCACGAGAGTGGCTGTACCTTGATCGGCGCAATCTCGACTAGATTCAGCAGCAAGTACACCAACACGAGCGTCAGTGTGCTGTGCGTCGTGACAGCCGCTTGCAAGCCGTCCAATAGCTTTTGTAAGGTCATTGGTTAATCCTCCGCAATCGTCCACTTCCCCGCCAGCGTAACATATACGCCGTCGCTCCTTCTGAGCGTCGTCGTTTCCGCGCCGCCCGCGTCCGCAGCGTTCCCCGCATCGGCATCCGGTGTGTTCTCGTCCTCCACCAAATACGCCCCCGCCATGTACCCCGCCACGCCGTTTTCCAGCTTCCCGAACACCCAGCCCGTGCCGCCCGCCTCGCGGATGACGTTCACCCGCGTTCCGTTCTCGGCTTTGGCGATGATTTTCGCCGCCGTGCCCGCGCCCTCGCGGATGTTGAGATAGCCGCTCGTGACGCTCACCGTCGCGTTGCCGAATTCCTTTTCCATTCCATTCACCTCAATCATCCTGTGCTTTCCCAGCCCGTTCCAGCCGTTCTTCTCCGTTAGCTCGGTTTCGACCACCCCGCCACGGCTCTTGCTTGAGTGGACGACCGTCCCTCGCTCCGTCACCATCCCGACGTGATTCACATCGCCCGTTCCCACGCCCATGAACGCCAGCATCCCCGACTTCGCGCCGGAAATGCCCTCCTGCTTCCATGTCAAATCGCGGTATTTCGCGCTGTTTTCGTCGCTCTCCCAGAGTGCGTTCGTGCCCGCCGTCGTGTAGCTTTTCTCCCCGCCCGCGCTGACGCGGATGACCTTTTTGATAAGGTTGATGCAGTCCAGCTCATCATAGCTTGTGCCAAGCAGCCCCCGCGCCGTGCGGAGTGCTTCCGCCGTCTTAATCATTTTCTCACCCCCTCATATGCCCTCTCAGGCGGTGGAATTGCTTCAATGCCCTTCTTCTGGCACGCGCGTATTTTTTGATGTTTTCTTCCGTTAAAAAATCAACGCTTTGCACAGATTTAATATATTGAATTGCCCATTCTCTGGCTAGCACCTTCTGCATCACGTACTCAGATTTGCTTCTCATTTTTTAATCATCCCAAGCCCCTCCCGCGTGAATAAACCGCCCGATTCCCATCGTCAGCAGCACGCCGCATACCGCAACAACGATAATCAAGTTATCGCCTCCTTAGTTAGTAATAGTGCCGTCAGTTATTCATCGTCGCCGTCGCCAAAGCAGCGATTTACAATCTTGTCATATACGTCAAGATACATCTCAGCCTTATCGCCGTTGTAGGTGACTTCAAACATGAGATTATCAGGTGTCGGAGCTGCGAGAATGACTTTGTGATTTTGCAGCGTCTTGCATTGCCAAACGACAAAAACATCAGTCCACTCGATGGGCTTTTTGTGATAGTCGGTAAGGAAGTCTGATACTTTTTTCTTCGCCTTTACCATAAAATCATAACTGGTCATGTCTTTCATCAATCTCCTTTTTTGCAATTTAGTTAGCAATGCCCATCATTCACTCTCTCCAAGCAGCTTCTCAACCTGTCCGCGCCACTTCTCCGGCACGTTTTCAAGCGTCATCTTTCCGTTTTTGACCATCCGCGCATAAACCTTTGCCATTTACTCCACCCCGCTTCCCGTCATCATGCCCGCCAGCTCGACCAGTGCTTCCTCATGCTCAAGCGCGCGTTCTTCCAACGCTGCCACGCGCTCCTCCAGCGTCGCGCCGCTCGTGCCATGCTCCTTGGCGAGCGCGGACAGTTCGTCCGCTTCCTCCTGCGTGATTTCCAGCGCATCCGCCAGCGCGGTGATTCGCGCCTGCGCCGTGTCGGTCGTAAACGGCGTTCCGTTGGTCAGGCGGTTGCAGAGTACCTGATACTTGGCACTGTGCGTCTTTTCGTTTTCAATCATGTGTCTTTCCTCCTGTTATTCGGTGATGTTCGTCGCCGCTGCTTCCAGCGCGGCAATGCGATCGCTCAACTTGGCTACTGTCTGAATGGGGTCGGCTCTGCCCGTCACCGTCACGCTGTCCGCGTCAATCAGGACGGTGTTTGTGCCGGAGAGTGCGGGGATAACTGTGCCGCCCGTGGCGGTGAAGGGCTTGGATTTGTCCAGCTTGTAAGCGACCTGCGCGCCGTTCGGCGGCGTAGTCCCCACGGCATATGCCGCTCTATCGCAGATCCACTCGGCAGGCAGCGTCTCACCGGCGTAGCTGTCCATGTAACCCCACGTCTCCTGTCCTTTGCCTTCGGCGTCCACCTCGCCGCCGTAGACGGTGGAGGGGAGGGTGAGGGTGTTTGTGCTGCCGATGTATGGTGTGTAGGTGGCGGAAGCAGTGGTGCCCGGAACGATGTACGGATATATTGTATTGTTAAGCGTTGCGCCGTTAGCCACAATCACGTACCAATATTTCGTTACGTCCCCAGCCAAAATCTCAAAAATACCTTTGGTGTTTAACCACAGGTTTCCCCCATTGCGCAGTACCACAATAGACGCGGCTATTCCTGCACCCATATCCAGCCCGTAGTATTTTCCGGGCGGCATATGCCAGACCGGAAACGTTGGTGAATCAGCACTTGCAGATGCTGTGCCTTGTATATGAATGCCGCCCTCCGGAACATACTCAAATGTAATGCCTTTTCTTGTGTTTGTATCAAACGGTTTTATATTCAGCAGATTCTCCCCACACCGTTCGACCTTAATTTCCGTCCGTCCCTGAATCGGGCGGATGTTCTCCGGCGACGGATCACCGCTCCCCTCCTGCGTCGGCGTCCAGCTGACTTTGACGCCCAGCGGATATCCCTCAACCAGCCCGTCCATCTGTACAAGTGTTCCGCTTTTCTCGACCTTGGGGCAGAGCATGTCCACAATATGCTTGCTGCTCCATGTATCGCCGTCTATGGCGGTGTCGTCAATCTCCGCTTTGCTTTTTTTGAGCGCGTCGATGTCTCCGACCGCCGCCGTATAATCCTGCGGAATCGTCCCCAGCACCCGTTCGCCCTCTGCCGTCACCGCCGCGACAGACGCTTCCCCCTGCGCTGCGACCGCCTGAACGGATTTCGTTTCCTGCGCCGCGACCGCTTCCACCGCGCCGGAAACCGTCTTGTTGATGCGCTCCTCTGCCTGCGCGACGTTCGCTTCCGATGCCGCCGTTCTCTGTTCGCTCTGCGCCGCAGCCGTCTTTGCGCTGTTTGCGCTCTCCGCGCTCCCTGCCGCCTGTGCCGCGCTCTCCTGCGCCAGCGATGCGGAAACCGCCGCCGCGCTTTTCGCGCTCTCTGCCGCCTTCTGCGCTTCTCCCGCCGCTATGCCTGCTTCTCCCGCATATGCCGCGCTGCTTGCCGCCTGTGCCGCGCTCGTCTGCGCCTTCTGCGCTTCTCCCGCCGCGCCGCTCTCGCTGCTCTCTGCCGCTTTTTGGGCTTTTTCCGCAGCCGTCTTTGCGCTCTCCGCATCGGAGGCGGCTTGCTCGGACGCTTTGCGGTTTCGTTCCTGTTCTTCGATCCAATCTTCCTCCGTCCCTACATAGCCATGTTCGACGGCGATTGCATACGCACTGTACGCTCCGATTTCCTGTTCTTTAGCCATAGACTGCGACCAACACTCCTTCTCCGTTGTCTTTCAGGGTGAAATCGGGCGGTGCAGCGTCGGAAGTTATGAGATATAGTTTTCCGTCAGCGCGACCCTCGACATAAAAATAACCGTTTTTGTTGGCTAACTGCCCCGCCAATTCTGCCGCTTTTTTGGCTTCAATTGCCGCCGTCGTTGCCTCTGATGTTGCTTCCACGCTCTCCTTTGTGGCTGTGATACACGATTCTGTTGCGGTTTCGGCGCTTTTAGCCGCATTTGCCGCATCGGTGCCCGCCTGAATGACCTTTCCAAGCTGTGCCGCCGCCGAATCCACCCACGCTTGTACGGGGTCTGGTGCGGGTGACTGCGGACTTCCCAGTGATTCTGCAACTCTCGTGGTTGTAATTTTCGTCTTGATGATCGTGCCAACCGCGTCTTGGATTGTGATTTGGGCTTGCCCGCTTCCGGCTTTATCGCCGATATCCGCGCTCGTGATCTCCCACGTCAGGATACCGCCCTCTTGTTTCACCGCCGCCGGATACTCCGCCCGGTCAGGCTGCTTGACCGTGATCGATGCAATAGCATCCGGATACTGGCTCAATATGCTTTTCAGATCGATCGATATCCGCGTCGCGCGATTTTCGCCGACGCGGCCAAGCAGCAGCGCTTGATCGCCAAAACGGTCAAGCGCTAGAATGATATCACGCATCACGATCTCTCCCTCGTTTAACTCAAGTTCAATAAATAACATCCGCTTGATTTAATTAACGGGATGTTTTCATCTCGTTATTAAAATCAAGCCAAACTTTTTACTCTTCCGCCAGCTCCGGCAGACCCGCGTCCACCAGCAACTCTTTGACCTGTGCCTTGAGCTTGGCCGGGACATCCTTAAACTCGGTTTTGCCAAGGATTACGCGCTGCGCAAAAAACATCGCCATCATCGTTTCACCCCCTTTCCCCATGATTTTCAGCATCGTCCAGATGACCAGATCACGCATACACAATTCCTGCCATTTCGGCAATGCAGTCTTCCAAAAAATCGTTTCGGTCGCTGAGCGCCTGAATCTGCGCTTTGAGGAGCGTGCGTTCCTTCTCTTGTGCTGTCGATTCGGGCGCAGGCCGAGCGTCAAAGTCCGCGTCCATCTCGGCCTGTGTCCGCTGCGCAACCAGCCCGTCCACGAGCTTGTAGCGGTACACGCCGCGCTCATCCGTCAGCGGCTTTGGCAAATAATTGTGCTGTGCGTGATGATACTTATCGCCGTATCCATCGTCAATCTGTATCCAGCCGTCGCCATCGGCAAACCCGCTGCTGTTGATGGCTGTCACGCGGTTTTTGCTGTCAATTCGGACGAGCACCCCAAATGGCTTAATCTGCACGTTTTATCACCATCCTTACAAATCCGCAGTTATTTCGACCGTCGAAACGTAATTGTCGGACATGATATTGCTGTAAAATCTGCACGATGATTTTCCAATGTTGTCGATTCCAGAGATATTATTGCCGACATACGTTACAGTTGGCTTATCAATGCGTTTTTCTATGTATTGCATAAGCAATTCATAAAAATCAGTGTGAACTGTTGTTTTCAACATCGCGTTCGGGGACAGCTTTTCGTAATACCTTTTGCACTCAGCCATCTCCACCGCATACCCCTTCGGCGTATATGGTGGTAAGGTCTCAGCCGTATATATTCCTTCGTACAAAGCAGCCCATTCGATGTTTGCTTCGTTTATATTTTTGTTTTCGATAGACAGCGGCAAAAATCCATATTGCTCGATATCGTTTGCAACATGATCCGACGACAAATTCAACAACACAATTTCACCATTGCGCTTATAGGCAAACGTATATGCCTTTCCCTCTGCCACTTCTTCCTTGGCAACGCGGGTCTGTATATAAGCATAGCTTTGCGCCTCTCCGGTCGTGTTTCGGACGCTTATGCCGCCCTTGTAAATTGTCAGAGATGCCTTCCCACCAGAGCTTGTCGCCGAGTGTCCCAGATACCAGCGGTCAATCGCCATGTCAAAACCACTTTCGTATACTGTTTTGCCTCTTTGGTTTATTGGATTTGCAAAGTTGCTGTTGTCCAGCAGATTTCGCGCTCGGATGTAGTATTCCGGTGCTTTGCCGCCCAGCTTTGCGCTGTCCTTCGCCTGCGCGTCCTTACCCAGCGCGTTTATGTCTGCTGCCGCCAGCTCGACCTTACCCGCCGCATCCGGCGCTTTGCCGTTGATTGTCAGGCTCCCTATGCTTCCCATGTCGCCGCGAGGGATGGTCAGCTCGATCATCGGTGCTTCCGCCGTGCCGGTCTGCTTGACGCTGGCCGCCGTTCCCGGTTCGCCGGTCTTAACCTGCACCGTGATCTGAGGGGTAGCACCGGGATCGCCTTTATCGCCCTTGGGCAAGCCGAGTACGATATTGTAGTGGCCGTCCATCTCGGTCAGCTCTGCCGTCGGTGCTGCGCCCGCCGCAAGGCCGGTCGCTGTGATGGTCATGTCGTCAATCTTGGTGGCCGCTGCCGTGGCAGCAGATGCCGCGGCCTTGGCCGTACTAGCGCCATCCGTCGCCAGACCAGTCGCGGTTCTCGCTTCCTCTGTCGCGCCTTCGGCGGCCGCGATGGCCGAGGACACCTGCGCCAGCGCGTCGCCGACCGATGCGGCCGCGCCCTCTGCCTTTTCGGCGGCCGCATCACATCGATCAATAGACGCTATAATCTCGTCAAGGCTGGGGATGCGCTTACCCTCGTCCAGGATGTCATCCCCAGTTTGATCGACCGCCATGACGGCCATGCGCGCAACCGCCACATGCACCCCGTCCCTGCTTACACGGATCATGCAACCGACTGGACCGGGGATATTGGACGCGTCCGTCGGCAAAACTGCTTTAACTGTACCGCCGCTCTCTATCGTTGCCGCGCTATATGTAGTGCCGCCGCTCCCATCCTCAGACAAGGCGCGCGCACAGTAGAGCGACGCGGTCGCTCCAGTCAAGTCTACCGGCACGCCGTTTTTTTTGACCGTCACGATCCAGACCAATGCCTGCACATCGCCCTTGACAAGCGGCTGATCCCGCACGAGGACGGGGTTGCTTTGCGCCAGCTCAATTGTCTGGCGTTGCGTAAATCCCTCCATTTTTGCCATCCCTCCTCAATAGTCTCCCGCGCCGCGGGACTGGATAAAAACCTGGAAAAAGAGGTTTGCCGTGATCCGCGTCAGCGCGTCCGGCACAAAGGAGACCTTGTGCCAAACACTGCGCGTCACGCGCCCGTCAGCGTTGGCCGACATATACTTGGCGATGTCGATCTCCTTTTCGTCGCCCAAATCCTCGGCCGGTATTTCTTTGTCATCCACCTTGATCGTCACAGACTTCGCGCGGTTGCCGGTATAGATGCCGTACTCAATATCGTGCGTGTGCTCTGGTATTTTGACGCTGTGCTTGTGCGGCTCTAAGTCAAACTGCATCGATGGGATCACATGCTCATGCTGGATGTCATGCGCATGCGGCATGTCATGCGCGTGGGCAAAATCGTGGCTGTGAGTGCCGTTTTCTCCCGTGGCCGACTTTCCGTTTCCGTTCGGCTGATCATATGCGCCCGCCGTCCAAAGTGTGCCGCTTCCATCGGCTTTACCTGCCGGCGTAACTTGTATGGACTTATTGCCCGAGTATATGCCGCCAGTCGCTCCCGCACCGGCAGACAGGCTGTGATTGTGCGCAATAGAGTAAGTATTTGACGTGCCCGTAAAAGTATGGTCGTGCGACGCAAGTGCATGGACATGCGCAAAATTATGGCTATGGTTTCCGGCATTGTCCGTCGCCGTTTTGACCCCGCCGAGATAGTCCTTCGGGCCGCCGGTCAGCGACACTGCGCTGCCATCAGTGGCATCCATCGGACCGCTGGAGTATTTAACGCCAATGGAGATCGTCTGCTCTGGTATCGTCACAGTGCCGCCTCCGCCCTCTTCGCTTGTGCTGGTGCTACCGCCGCCAGAACTGGCCAGCTTGGCATAACTCCGATACGCCTCGATTTGCCATTTGAGCAGGCAGCGATTAATCCGTAGCACATTGCCCGGGACATAAAAAGACATCTCCAGCGGGTGATCTGCGTCGCAACTGTCCGATATCTGCATACTGTACAGATTGGTCGCGCCCTGGCTGTACAGCTCCTGCACGCCGATCTTGTCCAGTATCTCGTTAAGCTCTTCGGCGGTATCGCGCACGCTGCTGTCCAGCGTCAGCTTGACGCTGCCGGGGTCGCCCTCCATGTCGGTCTTTTCGCGGCCGGTCACGCGCGTTTTGACCGTCTCGCCGAGCACCTCGTCGAGGATCAGCACACGGTCGCCAACTTGGGCGTTGTCCCAGTCCTCGCCGGTTAGCATGTGCAGATCGACGCATGTCGCCTCGTAGGAGACCTGCGGTCGCTTCCCGCTTTCCAAAATGGCGCGCATCCGCGCCAGAAGCGTCGCCGGATCGGTTTGCCGGAGATCGGCATGCAGCCCGACGCGCACACCGTAGCGCGCCATCGTCTCCACGTCCGCATCAATGTAGTCCTTCCCGCCGTTGATGGATGAGACCGTCAGCTGATTGTCGCCCTCGCCGTATCCACGACCGACCAGCCGCGTGACGATCCGCCCGTCGATTGTGCGCCGGATGGCGGTAACGTTGCGCCCGTATACCAGCACCCGCGTCGCCTCCTGCCCGAGCTTTCGCAACTGGATTGTCCAAGGCTTTGCGCTTGCATCGAAAACAAATGCGTACTCGTCCACGAGCACCTCGCCCAGCGACATAATCGCCTCAAGCAGCGTCACGTCCTCAAAATTGTACTGGTATTGGTCGGCAAAATCGCACGCGCCCAATTCCCAGCGCGCCGTCGATTGGCGCGCAAGGATGTAATTGAGCACCCAGCGCGTGTCAAGCTCCGTCCCGCCCAGCTCGTGATGACCGATCAGCATGTCGTCCAGCAGCGTGCACTCCGCGCTCTCCAGTTCGTAGGTCACGGTCGCGCCGTTTTCCTGGTCGGCGTGGACCGCAGACTTGACACGGTAAAGCCCAACATAATCCTCCCCATCCGTCAACCGCACCCAGCTCGTCGGCACGTCGATCAACTCCGTGAGCGGATCACCAGCGGCCAGCTCCAGCGTCGCCGTATCCAGCTCGTTAAGGGTCTGCTTGTAGCCGCAGCGGATTGCCGTGTCGATTGGCGCTTTGAGCGTCATGCCGTCGCTCTCCATCAGTTCGATCATGCAATCCACCTCCCGCGCAGATAAGCCGTCACGGCAGCCTCGCCGCCGGTCAGTATAATGCCGATGCTTTGCCCGCGCGTCACCTTCAGCCGCTTCCAGGCTTTGACCGCGCCAAAGCGCTGCACGCCGTCTACGCTCAAAATCGGCGGCAAATCTGCCCGCGCGTCTCCCGCCTCGTAGCGGATCGTCTGCCCCGACGCAGCGCCGAGACCAAACAGCGCCAGCGATTTCCCCCCAACTACGATGGTAGCCGCCGTCACCGTGCCGCTTGTGACCTTGATGTCCAGGCGCAGCGGCGCGGCGATGTCCGTGTCAAAGCCCGCGCGGAGGGTCGCTTTCCCGCCGCTGGTCGTGGCCGATGCCGTTTGTGCATGCGTCGCAAAGGCAAGCCCCTGCATCGTCGCCGTCAACTGGATGCAGCCGTCCGGCCAGCTTTTACCGTCCAGCTCTGCCGCCTTGTCAAAGCTGCAAATGCGGTAAACCTCCGGGTCTCGATCAAGGATCATCCTGCCGCGCTTTGCGCATAGCCAGCCGACAATCCGGCGGCAAAATGTCTCGTCCGCCTCGCGTCCGTCCATCGGCGTCAGCGTCACCTTGCGCGTCACGCTCTTATAGCTGGCCTCGCCGATCTCCGCCTCGATGCCGCCGGGCAGGGCGTACAGGTTGCGGCTGATCGTCGTGCCGATGGTCGTTGTCTCCCCAAAAAAGGCATGCGCCCCAAAATCTCGGCAGTTTTTCCCGGCAAAAATAAAATCGTCGTACATCTCACCACCCCTTTCGGCTTGCGCTCTGGCCGCTGACGGTCGCAGACGATCTGGTGGCGATCTGTTGGCTCACGCCCTCGGCGACGACGCGCCCAGTGCGCTGTCCGTCAAAGTACAATCCCATGCCGTCCAGCGCCCTTCTGACGGCCTCGGCGATATCATTGGCAGAAATACCCATACCGCCGCCTTGCGCGTTTCCTGCGGGCGAATAGGTCGCCCTCCGCGCGTTATAGCCGCCGCTGAAAGCTTCCGCCAGAGTGCTGCCCGCCCGCGAGACACGATCATCCGCCTCGTCAAAGGCGTCCAGCAGCCCCTCTACCGTATATTCGCCAGCCTCGGCCATCACTTGGCTTGGGCTGTGTATCTGCATCGTCGTCGTATAGCCCCGTCGGAAGGCGCCGCCGATGCGCTTGCCCGCGTTGTACATATCGCTTTCGCGCGAGTTAATCGCGCCCAGTAGACCCTCCACACTGTCATCGCCGACCTGCGGCAAATCGACGAGTCCGGAGTCTGTGCCGTATACCGCGGCCGCTCCAATCGTCTCGCCCGCGTCTTGCATATCCGGCTCCATGTCCGCGATCGCGTCCACGCCCGCCTGCGTCAAATCTCCTGCCGCAGTCTGCATGTCGGTATCTTTCTCAGCAAGTGCGTCGGCCGCAGACTGTCCCGCCTCCGCAGCCGCGTCGGCCATCTGCGTGGCCAGCTCACCAATTTGCGCGATGATCTCGTCGTGTTTACTCATCAGCTCCGCAGATTTCGCAAAATCTCCGGCCATGTCGGACTCCATGATCTGCGTGTTGATATCGTCAAGCTGCTTTTCGAGTTCTGCTCGTTGCGCGGAAAGCTCCTCGACGCTGGTTTTAGTCGTTGTCTTTGCCTGCTCGGCCTGCTCAGCCATCGCAAGGTAAGCTTTTTGCCCCTCGTCAAACCGCTGCGCCGCGCTGGTTGCCGCCTCATCGACTGCATCCGTTACCGTTTTCCCCAGTCCGCTTATGACGCCGCCAGTCTCGTCGATATTTTGGTTAAGCGTCTGCAAAACGTCTTTGCCTGCCTCTAGTACAGGCGCGGTTGCCTCGCTGGCTTCCTGCGAGATGCGCTCTACCGTCCCGCTCCATGCGTCTTTTATCGTATCAGTCTTGGCGATCATTGCGTCTTCGGTCGCGCCTGCCACATCGCCGACCTTTTGATAGCCCGCGAGGATGGTATCGACAATCTGCCCGTTGGTCTCCGTCCAGATCTTATCGCCAAAAAGCGTCTTGCCCAAATCGTCCCGCTTGGCCTTGTCCTCAATGCTTTGCAGACCCGTCAGCACACGCTGGATAGCTTCAGATGCCGCGTCGCCGCCCGCACGCATCTTGGCTGGGATATCCGCAGACTCAAGTTTCAGCTCTTTGAGCGCAGTTTTGCTGTCTTTGCTTCCGCTTTCCAACGTTTTAACAAAATTTTCAACACCCTTGTTGAGGTTGCTGTCTTTGCCGAGTGTCTGGTCGTTGCTCGCGCTCTTGAGTGCGCTGTACATGTTATCCGCGTCATATCCGAGCTGCTGGTAGACCTGGCTGTAATCCTCGTAAGCGTTGAGCATCTGCGCGCCGCCATCGGAAAAATCCTGCATCCCCTTGGTCATTAAATCCAGCGCGTGATCCCACGTAATGCCGTAGGCGTTGACCATGCTCGTCGCACGATTGATTGTGTCCTGTGTACTCTGGCCAAAGACCTGGTCGAGCGTGATGACCTCGTTTGTGATGCGAGTGATATACGCGTCGTCCGTAATTCCGGCGTTTCCCAGCGCCGTATCGACCGCGGCCACGTCGCTGACCGTTTGATCGCCGCTGCGCTGTCCGGACCATCTGCGATCCACCTCATCCTTGATCTTCCTGCGCCGCTCGGCGATTTCCGGATTGCCTGCCAGCGCAAGCGCCTGCGCGTCCTCCTGCTCGCCCTGTATGGCCTCGCCGATTGCCCACTTAATGCCCTCGGAAAGTCCTTCTAGCGCTTTTTTGCTGACCTCAAACTCAATCAGCTTTTGCCCGACCACATCGCCGATGCTGGCCGCCAAATCCTGCACGTCGCCCTGCGCCTGCTGCGCGCTGTCTCCGATGTTTTCAAGGCTTTTTGCCGCGCCGTCAAGCCCTTCGCCGGTCTGGTCGGATGCGTCTGTGATCGCGTCCAATCCATCCGTAAAGCCGCGCATCTGCGTTTCAGTCTTGGCCATCTCCGTGCGCGCGTTGTTGATCTTCGTGCGCAGCTCGACGGCCTGCTTGCTGTTTTTGCCGTAGGCGTCCTCCACCTTACCCAGCTGCTCCTCCATCAGGGCGAGACGCTGACGCTGCTGGTCAAGGCTCTGGCTGAGCACCTCCGTCTGCTGCGCGGTTGTGCGCGTCGCGCTGTCCGCGTTGGCGTATTCCGCCGCGGCGGCGGAAAGCGCCGACTTGGTCTCCTTCAGCTGGCGGTTGATGTCCGCCATCGCCGCCTTATATTGTTTTTCGCCCTCGATGACGATCTTGGTGCGGATCGTCGTGTTGCTCATTGTCTTTCACCTACCTCCGTCAGGGACAATCCGTAAGGCCGCCTATCCGCTTAGGCGCGCTGTTGCCCGTTTGCCTGCGTGTCAACCTCAGCACAGCCGCCGGAGACAATCGCCAAAAATCGGAAACGCTCACGCCCGCTTCCAGCGCGGCGCGCATCATGCGACCCCATGGCAGATTATCCGACGGCCTCATGCGTTTTTTCCCTGCCCGCCTTTGCCCGCCTCGATTGCAGCCACCGCCGCATTGACGATATCATCGGCCTGCTCAAGCATCTCGCGATAGGTCACATGCGCGTCAAAATCCGCAAAGGTCGTCCGCTGTCGTCCGGGCACATGATCGCGGATTTCCGCCGACGCGATTGCGCCCCAGCAAAGCGCGCAGAGCGCGCCGAAGATCTTTTGATGGGCTTGCGTGAGGATACCCAGATAGCCCATCCTCACGCCCATCGCCGCCGCGTAGATCATCTCCGTCCGCCTGATCTGCTCGTTGTCAAAGCGCATCTCGTAAGCCTTGCCGCCCAACTCCGCCGTGATGACCGGCGCGTCGATATCCATTGCCTGCATATATGTCCTCCTGTCCGCTTGCGGGGTCATGCCCCCGTTTTTGCGCATAAATTCACGCGGCATTCCTGCCGCGTGAAGAATCAAACCGCCGTCAAGCCCTCGGAAAGGGCTGCCAAGTCCGGTACCGTCGCAAAAAACGTCTCCGGCGTCTTTGCTTTGTTGGCTTCCAGCGCTGTGTCGCAGATGACCTCGACCGGCCGCATATATGCGCCGTCTCCGATACTCATGCGATACGCGATGCGCACGCCCGCATGCTCCAGCGTCGGGATCGTGTAGCTGATAGCGTCGTCCTCTTCGGTCGTGGCCGTCACCTCGCCCTCAGAAAATTCGCCTTGCAAAATCCAGCGCATGACCATCGTGCCGTCGTCGCGCGTCTCGCAAATGCCGACCGCGCACTTGGGCTGCGCCTTGTCGCCCAAAATCTCAATGCCTTTGCTCATCACATGGCCAAGGATTTTTGCGCGCTTCTCAGCGACCATGCGCGGGTAGCCGATCTTGGTGGTCATGCCGGTCAGCATCTTGCGCTTGCGGATCGTCCGGTTGCTGGCCGACTGGCTCCCTTCCGCGTAGATTGGCGTCAGACCGACCTCTGTGCTTTCACAGGCCAAAAAGGGCGTGTCATATGTCGGCGGGGTCGTACTGGTGCCCTCGCTCGTCATCAGCGCGATGTATGCGTCCGATACGCCGGTATACAGGCCGAGCGCCTGCAACGCGGTCAGATCGGCGTTAAAAGTAGGTTCTGCCATTTAATTTTCGTCCTCCTTTACATTTCGCGGGTCGTAACGCAGTTGGAGCACCAGCCGCACATGTTGGGCGTAGATGGCCTCTTGCGCGCTATCCTCCGCGTCAGTCAACTGGCGGCAAAAGAGCAGCGCCGCTGAAGCGTACAGTTTGGGTGCGCAGACCGCCATTGCGTCGTAGACGCCAGCGGCGCGCAAGCTCTCCACGGCCGCCTCCATGTTGTCCATGGCCTCCAAGTCAAGCTCGCTGCCCTCATCCACGCCACGCAGATAGCGGCGCACGCGTTCCTGACCGCCCAGATAGGTGTCAATCAGCGTCCGCGCGTCCATGCCTCACGCCTCCTCTGTCAGGCCGCCTGCACGTCCACGATGCGCAGCAGCTCCGGCTGCTCGATCTGGATGTCGTAGTAAGTGGACAGGACAAAGTCGGTCGTGCGCGCCTTGGCATGACGCTCCGTCTCATATGCAATCGGGCTGTCATAGTTAAGGTGGATCGTTTTGAGGTTGCCGACAATCGGCTTATCCACATAGCTGCTGATGACCGGCGTAAAACCAATGATCTGGCGGGTCGGATCGCTGAAGAGCGCCACCGCACCGTTGGCCAGCGTCTTAATCATGCCCATCCAGTCGCTCATCTTGAGCGCAACCTTGTAGACGCCCTGCGGGCGGGTCGGCAGCTCGGAGAGCGCCGTCATAATGCCGTCCAGCAGGTCGGTCGTGCTGGTCGTGGTCTTCACCCCGACGCTGCTGTCGTAGACGCTCATATGGGCATAGTTGCCGGTTGCGCCCTTGGCAAAAATACGCTTGCACAGGCGGGCGCGCATCATCTCGGCATGGCGGGTGTTGATGTAGCTCTCAATGGCGGTGTTGGTGTCTGTCAGGAGGCTGTTGGGCACAGTTACGGCCTTGGCATACGGCAGGCGGCCGAAGGTTAGCATGCTGGCGGTCAGGGTCGCATCCGGCGCATCCGTGCCGTCGGCCACATCGTCGCCGTCCACATCGGTTGTCGTCACCTTGGGCATCTCCAGCCCGGTGATGCTGGTTGTAGTGATCTCCGCAAGGATGCTGTCGTCATCGACAATGTCGCGGATGATCTGGTCGCTGACGTTTTTCGGCAGCAGATAGCCGCCATTTCCGGCAGCGCCGCCGGTCGTCACCGTCGGCAGGCTCAGGGCGTTGATCGTCTCCTGCGAGATAGCAGCGCCGGTAATCAGCGCGCGGTACAGGCTGCCAAGCGCCTCGGCGTTATGCTGCGCGACGCTCTCCAGCTTGCGATTAAATCCGGCCGCCACGCGACCGGCCTGTGCCTGCATCTCAGTCTGCGCGGCCTCCATCGTCTGATCGTAGAGCGCCTTTTTCTCGGCAATCTGGTTATAGATTGCCTTGCCGTCCTCGGCCTTCGCGCCGTCCGCGCCGACCTTATCAGCCAACTGGCCGCGCAGCGTCTTGATTTCGCCCGCCAGCGTCTGCGCCTGCGTCAAAAGAGCGTTGACGTCCACATTGGCCCATACGCGGGCAGTCGTCTGCTTAGCCAGATAGCGCATACGCGCGTTCATCTTTTTCATTTCTTTGTCCTCCTCACATGTCGGCGATCAGCGCATCGGCCATCGCCAGATAGTCGTTTTTATCCTCATTGCCCGCCGAGTTCGGCTTGGGCGACTTTTCTGCCGATTTTCGCGGCGTGATGTGCAGCGCAGAGCGCACGCGGCGCACATCCTCGACGGACATGGCGACGTAGCGACCGCGCAGCGCAGCCAGCGCCTGCGTCTCCTCCGCATCGTCCTCCTCTGCCGGGTCGATGATCTCATCGCACAAACCGACGGTCAGCGCCTCGGTCGGGGACAGGTAGCGTTCAGCGTCCAGCATGGCACGCAGCGCTTCCTTCGCGCACGTTGCCCGCTGCATGTAGATGTCTGCCATGATGCTGCCGACTTCGTCGAGCACGTCAGCCTGCTTGCGCATCTCCGCAGCATTGCCGTAGGCCATACTCCACGGGTTGTGGATCATCATCATGCTGGCGCGGCACATCTGGAGCTTGCCGGGGTCGGCGGCCATCGCGATATAGCTTGCCGCGCTGGCCGCAAGCCCCATCACGCGCACGGTCGTTCCGCCCTTTCGGGCGGCGAGCATGTTGTAAATCTCAAACCCCGCAAAGACGTCGCCGCCGGGGCTGTTGATCGAGACAATGATGTCCTGTCCCGCGTGCGCATCGAGCGCCGCGCGGAAGGCTTTAGGCGTAACTGCATCCGTGTACCAGTCCGATCCGGTGTCAATCACGCCATCAATGACCAGCGTCGGCGTGTCGCCGTCGTCGATCCAAGCGTAAAAGGGTTGATTTTTTGGCATTTTTTTAATCCTTTCCGGCGGCGCTGTTGTGCTCGCCGTTAATGGTATTGAGATCAATCGTCGCGCCCTTGGCGACCAGATCGACCGGCGCGAGGTCTTTGCTGACCAGCAGCGTATCGCCGCCATCCATGGGCGCACGCCCAATGTCAGCCCGCGCCTCGTTGGGCGTGAGCTGGCCGTTGCGGATGCGTGTCTGCACCAGATTGGCGCGCGCCTGCGCGTTGGCCTTGAGGTAAGCATCCACCTCGATGGAAAAACGCCAGTCATCCGCGCGCTCCTGCGGAGTCAGCAGCCACCAGTCCAGTTCCTGCCTCCACTCTTCCACGCGCGGCAGCATCGTCGTCGTCAAAAACTCAAGGTTCTGCTCCTCGGCGGACGCCTTGCCCTGTACGCCGCTGTCGCCCAGCAGCGCTGCGGGCATACCGTAGACCATCGCCACGCGCGACCTCGTGATCTGATCGACCGTCTTTGTCCCCGCGTCAAAGGGCGACGTGGTGACATTGGAGAGCTTGACGCCGGACTCCAGCGCCAAAACCTTTCCGCCGCTCTGCTTGTACAGAGCGAGGGTCTCTTCTACGCTCTTCTGCCGACGCTCACCGGCCAGCGTCGTGGGGTACTCCAGGACGATGGCCTTATTGATGCTTTTGAGGTTTTCAAGGCTAAACGCCTTGACCTCCTCGTTATATTGGATCGACCCGCGCAGCAGCGAGACAGGATCAACGCTTGTGATGCCGTCCGTGCTTGAAAACAATAGCGGCATAACGAAAAAGCGAGGTAAATACTCAACCTCACCGTCATCCCGCCGTATCATATACCAGACTTCGCGCGTCACGTCGTCGATCAGCGGCGTCACGCGCGATGCGTCCACCGGCTCAATCGCCGCGAGCTGAAAAGCATCGTCATACCGTTTGACCGCGTAAGCGCGGCCCAGCGTGTTGCGGCCGATCTCCATGGCCAGCTTAAAGGCATAGGCGCTCTGGCGCGCGTTGGCGCGCACGCCGACCAACTGCGCCCGCGGATCGTCCACCACGCGCTCCCAGCCGTGCATCAACACGATAGGCATCAGCGCAAAAGCCTTGCTGATGCGGTTGATCGCGCCCGTTATGACGTCGCTGGTCGCCATCTCCATTTGCGCCCGTGAATAGGTCTGCGGCCACATCAGGCGCGCACCGTCGCGCGGCGCGTCCCGTGCCCTTTTGCCCTGCGCACGCGCCCGCTTTGCGGGTGTGCGTGTCGTCTTGCTCATCTTTTGTCGTCCTCCTTTGCCATCAGGTCATATGGCTGGCCGTCCGCATCCATGCCAAACCCGCGCGTAGCAGACAGCGGCCAATAGTGGCGCTTCTGCTCGGCCACATAGGTCTCAGGGCCGAGCGCGTCGAGCGTCCAGCCTGCCTTGCGCAGCGCATTATAGAGCGCAAAACGCGCCTTTTCCGCTTCCGCCAGCGCATCGCGAGTGCGGATCACGACAAGATCATAGGTGACGCGCACACGTATAGGCCGATTTCCGGCGCTCTGTCCAAAATCATCTGCGCGCGGCCGATATCCGATTGCCACGCCGTCCAGTTTGGCCGTATAGGGCCAGTGTCCATATGGCAAGCCGACGCCTTTCAGCGCGCGGCCAATGCACTCTTCCGGGGTCATGCCATCCCTCCTTGCAGCTCCATGATGATGGAGTTGACTTTTTTTGTCGCTTTGCGCGTGCCTGCCTTAAACCACCGCCGCGCATCCATGTCTGTGCGGCCATACTCAAGGACAAAGCCGACGGTTTCAGCGCGCCGCGGCTTGCCGCGCGTGCCGATATATGTGCCCTGCGGCCAGACCTCGATCATCGCCGCATCGCCTGTAAATAGCGTCGGGCCGGGTTTGACCATGTCTTCGAGCGGCACGCCGGGCTTTTTGCCCTTAAATTTTTTTGTGCCCTCATTTTTTACGCTTTCAGCCGTCACCTCAGCAGCCATCTCAATGACCTTGCGGATGCGCCCCTCAAGCGTCGCGTCGTTTTTTAGCTCTTGGATCGTTAGGCCGTTAAGGCCGTCCACCACGATCTTAGCCATCAGATCACCACCGTGTGCTTGCTCTCGGCCAGGGACGCGCGCGCCTTGATCCAGCGGCCGTCATTGTAGACAGCGTCGCGGTTGCGTATCTCATACTCGCCGCCATGCCACACAATAACATCGTCCTCCAAAAGTTCCCGCGCCCGCAAGGTGAACGTCTTGGTATGCAGCACGCCTGCCGCCTCGGCGGTATCAAACTCTTTGTCGCTCTCATCGCGCACACAGGCGCTTGTGACGGCGACCTCCCGATACAAATCCGGGTCATAGCCGCCATCGTTGGGTCCGATGCGCCGCAAAATGCGCACCGTGTGCCGCAGCATGTTGCGGCGTTGATCTCCTGCCATAAGCTCCCCCTTATAGGTCAAAAATGATCGGTCTGCTGTCTCGATAGCTGTCGCCGGGGATGATCCTATCCTCCATCCGCAGGATGTAAGCATTCATTCCCGCCATAAAGCCGTCGATTTTTTTCTGAGCGTTTTGATGCGCCCCCGCGCGCTTGGTCGGGTACCAGTTTTCTTTTTCCTGCGCAAAAAAATCCGCCTTTAGGCGGACATTGCGAAGGAACCAGGCGTACATCTCATCGTGCCACCAGTAAACGTTGCCATCCAGCAGCTCCTCTTTGTATGCCTTCATGGGGGCGTTGAACGTCAACGGCCCCTGCCGCACCTCGCGACAGATAAAGCCGTCTGCCGTCAGCGCTTTGACAAGCTCCGGAGCGTTATATGGGTCGTAGCCGATGGCGCGAAGGTCGTACAGCGCTCGCTGCTCCTTAAACCAATCGCGCATTGCCTCGTACTTGACGTAGTGGCCGGGTACGATGGTCAGCCAGCCGCGATCCACAAAATGCTGCCAGTCCTTCGTCTCGCGTCCGTTGCCACGCTTGATCTTATCCTCCGGCATCCAGCTATGCTGCTTGATGCCCGTGCGGTGATCCGGCAGGTCAAGCACGACTGCCGCGCTGGTGATGTCCTCACTCTTGGAGAGGTCAAATCCCGCCCACGCCGAGCACAGCATCGGCACATCCACCTCGCCGAGGTCGTTGCGCCGGATCGTGTCCAACGAGACAAAGACGGATTCAGGCGGCTGAGTAAAGACGTTAAGCTGCTTGGTGACAAAGTCGGCCAGCTCGGTCGGCGAGCGCTTCGCGCGCTCATAGTCGAGCACCATGTCCTCCAGGTCGAGCAGCACGCCCATCGCCGGGTTGGCCATGATCCACGTCTCTGGATCGTGGTAGTCAAGCCCAGCGTCGATCTCGTAGATGATCGGCAGATAACTGTCGATGGCTCTTTCATCCAGTTCCGGATCGCGGTCAAGCACCTTTTTTGCGTACAAATAGTGATACATGGCCGGGCCGTCGAGCACCGTGCCCGCGGTCATCGTGTACCAGAGCAGCGGCTGGCGGCGTTTTTTCATGGGGCGCAGGATTTGGTTTATCTGATCAAAACTGACCTCCGCCTCCATCTCATCCTTGACCACAAAATAGGGTCGCAGGCCGTCAAGACTCGCCGGGTCGTTGGTCAGGTAAGTGACGCGGGTAAAATCCGGCTCATAGATGCTCTCACTGCGCCGCAGCTTGATCTGGCGGCGGAGGACGGGACTCATCAGCATTTGGCCGTAAAAATCCATGTAGCCGCGCTTGGCCTGTTTGCCGTTGTTGGCACAAAAATAATTTTCCGCGCCCGTTTCGCCGCCCTTGGTAGACATGTAGCCCATTTTCCCGGACATGCGTGCGGTCTTGCCGTTGCCGCGGCCGACCATTTCCAGCACCTCACGATAGCGCCGCGCGTCCTTTTTTGCGTCGATCCAGCCAAACGCTTGGCAATCGACAAATTCTTGCCACGGCATAAAGCGGAATTTTTCGTAGTTTCCGGCCGTCGGCCGGAGAAACTCCTCACAAAATCGCACCGGCCGCCGCGCCAAGTCCGGGTCGTAGCGGTAGCGCCAGCCCCCTTTCTCCGCGCGGCGCAGATCGTCGATAAAATGCCGTGCCTGCTGGTGGATCGTCACCGGCGCGCGGATGCGATCCTCAAGCACATCCACGGCATACTTTCCCGCCGGGCTGCGCATAGCCTGCGTCATCACGCTCACAGGCCATCGCCTCCGCTATCATCCAGATGCAGATCGTCGCCGTCAAAGCCCTCCCACGCTTTGTCCAGCTCGTCCGTCTCATCTTCCTCCTCTTCTTTCGCCGGGCGGCCGCGCGGGCGCTGCGGCAAGAGCAGCAGATCGTCGAGGTTTTTGCGCATCTCGCTCTCACACATCGCTCGATTTTTGATGAGGCCGCGCAGTTTGGTCGGCGTTTTTTCCTCTGCGCCGCCCTTGACCACGTCCGCGATCATCCGCGCGATGTCCGCGGCCTCCTGCATCCACTGCACCGCGCTTTTGAGCACCGCAGCCGTCGCGGCGTTCCATTGTCCACGATCCTCAAGCATCGCTTTCCCCTCGGCGTACAATTTCTGCGCGCCTTTGTCGCTGATGCCGTACAAATCCGGGTCTTTTTTCACAGTTTGTCCCCTCCTGGTTTCACAATATTGTTTTTAAATATAACAATCATTGACGGAAAGGGCGCAGCGGTTTTTGCGTCGCCAAATTTTATTCTGCCGCGGATAAAACGGATTTCGGCTTGATGATATATATAATCATGAAAAGCTCGTGTATCCGTCCTTGCCGGTATAGGCATGACCACAAGCGCGCCTTTTTCGGCCTCATCGTGGGCTTTTTTGATCCATTTGGGGAGTTCGCGCCCATATGGCGGATTGCAAAATACTCTTTTGCCCCCCCAATCTTGCAGAAGACCGTCCTCCTCTTGCGTAAAGTGAGCTGCGCATTTTGCATTCTCGTGTGTGCTGCATGGGTCGAGATCAAAATGGAACTCTGCATCAAGCTCCCTAAAAAGCGGCCACGGCGTTGCCCATTCGACCGACGCGCTTGAAAATAAAATATCATTCATTTTTTACTCCATCTCAATCTTGGCCACTCTCACGCCTGCTTGCTTGGCCAGCGTCGGCATGCCATCCTTCACCCCACCGTGCCGCTCCGGGTGCATTCGCTCATGGCAGGCGTTGCACAGGCTCATCAGGTTATCAAGCTCAAGCGCCTTTTCCGGCGCGACTTTGAGTGGCACGATGTGATGCACCATCGTCGCCCACACCGGGTGAGGCCGTCCGGCGTAATCCGTCTCATATCGTCCCTCTTGGGCGCACAACTGACACTCGCCCATGTCCCGATCAAGCGCCTGCTTTCGCACCGCGCGCCACGCCGCCGTGCTGTAAAATGGATCTGTCTCTTTGATCGGTTTTGCTTCGTCCATCCACATCCGGCAGCGTCCTCCCCAAAAGAAAAACCGCAGGCGCGGCGTTTTCGCCGGTCTTGCGGTTCGTTTTTTTTGTTGAGTGTATCATATCGCATAGGCAAGGGGGTGTACAAGGGGTAAAAGGGGGTATATAGGGGTATTTGCGGGTATAAGAGGGTATGGAGAGGTGTCAACGGGTATTTAGGGACACCAGCAGTTATCACGATCTCCGCTTTCCCTCATCAGATGCGCATACGCTTCATTTTTATCCAGCCCGCTGGTCGTCTCGGCCAGCAGCTCACGTCCGCGTCTGTATAGCGCCTTTGCGGTGTCCGTGCTGGTCAGGCGCAGCTCACCCATCATCTGCCGCATTGTCTGCCCCTCCACCAGCCGCCCGTACAGCATCCGCGCCGCCAGCGGATCGCTGAGCCGTCCGCACAGCATGGCCGCCTCGATCACCTCAAAACTGTGCGCCGTCTCCCTCGCTTTCGCGCAACGCTCCAGGGCATCGATCTGCGCGAGTATCTCGCCCATCTTATCGCCATCCCCGCCGTGTCCTTGGGCGTCCGTGCTGCGGGTGCAGCGGGTCAGCGCATCGCGCGCAAAGTATATCCGCGCATTAAGTTGCTCCATCTCCTGCGCGTATGTCTGGCAGCGCCGTAGCACGTCAAGCCCAGTCATCGGTCAATCCTCCCCTTTATCTGTCCACGGATTCATCGCTATTTCATCGGTCGTCGGTTCGGCGCTCCACAAGCGCCACTCGATTCCATAGCTATCCATCACCTGCGCCTGGTACATGCTCATCGTTCGGTTGGATGTAAGAGAGACGCCGGGCATCAGATGCGGATTAATCCTTAGCTCCTGCCACAGTGGCACACACAGCGGCAAGAGACCGATAGACACCTTCACCTCATCCAGCGTCAGCGGCCTGCCGAGCCGCTTCGGCACGCCCTTCGCCGCCCGCTCCGCGCTCGCTTTTGCATCTTCTGCCGTGTCGGCCTTCTCGCCATACGGCGCGCATACGCCGCACTTGCAGACGTATTGTCCCCAGTGGCGGTCTTTCTCGTCATACGCCCAGTAGCTCATCTCACGTCCGCACCAGCGGCAAAAGATTTTCCCTTCCACGTCTATCCCTCCTAAATTTTCGTTGTCTCCGTCATATCTCCCACGCCGTTCATCGCGATGTCCCGATACACGCAGCCGCTTGTCGTCTCCCACGTTTTCGGCGCGGCCTCGACACTCAGCGCCTTAAAGAGCTTGCAGCGTTTACACTCTCCGCCCTGCTTAAAGCACAGCCTGCACTCTCCCTCCATCGCCGCCTCCATGATGGCGATAAAATTGGCCGTATCGACGATCATGCGGTCGCCGCCGCAGTCGCTGGCCTTGGGCAGGTTGATGTCAACCCGCCCGTGCTTGGCCAGCATGTCCACGCGCGCCAACTGATCGCCGGGCATTGTCACAAAGATCGCGTCCATCGCACGCGCCATAAAGCCGACCGCGCTGCGCCACTTGTTCCACGCGCCGGGGATGAGCTTCAGGCGCTTTTCCAGCACCTTTCCGCTCCGGTTGCGCGCCGTCATGTACATCAGGTAGACGAGGATGATGATGCTCATCTCATCGCCGGTCGCCTTGACCGGCTCGCCCTCGTAGTCATAGCTCGGCACACCGTCCAGCCCGTGATACTCCAGCTCTTTTCGTGCCGTCTGGCCGCCGCGCGGCCCATATCCGCGATTTTTCATGCGTTTCTCGCTCCCCTCTCCTGTCGTATACGCCGCAGCGCGCCGCGCTGCATCCATCCCTCGATCATGTCCATCACGCGGTCAAAGGCCGCGGCCTCTACGTCACCCATTGCCCGGCAGCCGGTCGCCTCGCGGACGTTCTTGCGGATTTCCGCGGCGATGGCCTTTTCAGCGCCAGTCAGCCCATTTTGCGCGGCCAGATCGGCGGCGCGCGCGCGGATCGCGGCGTTGATGGCGCTTTCCTGCCCGCGGCTGACGCGCATGGAGGACAGCGCGCGGTTAAGTCGCTCGATCTCTTGGCTCTGCATCAGGATCGCCGCCCGGATTTCCGCCAGCATGGCGTTTTGCTGGCGGATCGTCTCGCTCATCTCCATCATGGCGGCGTCGCGATTGCCGAGTGCCTGCCCCTGCTCCGGGGGCAGCTTGATGATCTCTGCACCCATCTCCGTCAGCCCCCAATCGCGTCGAGGATCGCCTGCGACATCGTCCGCAGCGTCACCGCGTGGCTCATCAGCATCTGGCGCGTCCCGTCATCCATCTGCACCGCGCCCAGCGCCGCGACACTCCCGCCAGCCGAGGCGATCATTGCACCGATGGCAGCGTTGATCGTGCTGATCGGATCGACCGCCTGGCCGCCGCCGCGCATCGTGCTGACGTTGGCACGCATGTCTGCCGCGTCCAGCTCATCTTCAAGCTGCTCGATGCGCCGCTCATACGCCGCCCGCTCGCTGTCCGCCAGCGTCGTGTTGTTTTCGGCGGCTTTGAGCTTGTCCTTCAGCTCCTCGATGTGTTTTTTGAGTTCTTCAATTTCCGGAGCAGTCATTGCTTCGAGGTCCTGCCTAAGTTCAACGACCTGAGTGGCGTATGTGTCGTTCTGTTTTTTTAGCACTTCCGTGCTGTCCTTATACACGTTCGCTTCGCGTAGCGCGCTTTCCGCCGCTCTGGTCTGCCTTTTGACCTCTCCACGCAGGCGCTCAACCTCCTTGGTTTTTTCCGCTGCCTTGTCGATCAGCGCGTTGCGCTCCTTTTTAACCTCGTCCAGTTCGCGGCGGTACTGCGCGACAGCCTCCGTCACCTCGCGGCTCGTTGCGTTCTCCGCGTCGATGCGCGCGGCGAAGGCTTCGCGTTCCTCCGCGGGGATGCGGATCAGCGCGTTGATCTTGCTGTCGTCCAGCTCCAGCAGCGGGCTGTCCTGCGCCAGCTCTCGCGCCTGCCGCATCGCAAGCTGTACGCCGCGCTCGTTCAGGCCGCTGTGCGTGGTCGCCCACGCTGTCCACTCGCCATGGGGCACAACGCCCTCATCCTTGGCCTGGTTGAGCAGGTTGCCGATCTGCCACATAGACAGAGCGATGTTTTTTTTGCATTGCTCAAGATTCGTTTCGATGTACGCTCGGCGGACGTTCACACTGATCTCTGTGCTCATGTTTCCTTTGCTCCTTTTTTTGTAATTCTCCTCAAGTAATAGCGGCCCATATTGTTCCGCCATTGCCTGCGCGATTCCAGGGAATGTCTTGCTTCTCTCTTTTGGGTCTTTCTTTCCTTTTTTTCCATCTGTCAGGCTTTGTAATTCTCCCGTGCGCTGTTGTTTCAACCCATTTTCCATCGGGGATGCACAATTCAGTGGCAAAGAGCGGCGGAACGCCGCGCTGCCACAGGCATGTCATTTTCATCCACGGATCGCCAAACCAATATGGCTGTACGATTTGCGTATATTTTGGCAGGCCGCAAATTTTGATCGGCACCGGATTCTCGACGACGACGCGCGGACAGTCAGCCTCCCAAAGAGCCATGAAAAACGCTTTCGCTTGCATCACTTTTTTCATCCGCTCCTCTTGTATACAGCCTTTAATCACAAGCCTGTTTGCCCCTGCTTTGCTCAAATAAGTGCATGGCGGATGTGCAATCAGCATATCCCACTTGCCCACATTGTGCATCTGTCCGTCCATTGTCCGGACAAGGCCGCCTTGGACAGCTTCCAGCGCATCGCCGAGAATGTGCCATTCCGGATGACCGCCTGACGGGTCCTGGATGTCGCAGGAGTATGCTTCAATTCCAAAAGCTCGGAATGCCTTGCATACTACCTGTGATTCTTCGCACGCAATAAGTAACTTTGCCATAATCACGTAAACGGCAGCGGCTCATCCGCCACCGGGGTAAACCCTTCTGCGGGCGCGCTGTCCTCCTGTGTCGTGCCTGTACCATCGATGCGCGCGCGGTCGATCCAGAGGAGCTTGAGCGTCCTATCCTTGATCCGCTTATTGCGTAAAGGCGTAGGTCGTCCGCGATCCATGCCCGGCATACACAGACCCATTTCCATCATCTGGCGGCGCACCGCCGTCGCGCTCATCGCAAGGCTGCTTTCGCGGTCTTTGAGGTTGCGCCGCACGCATTGATCGACAGCCTCAGCGTCGAAGTAATAAAAATCCGCATCCCGCCAGCCGACGACCGGTCGATTGGCGTAGTCCTTTCGCCCGTCCACCTGCGGCGTGGGGTTGGTATCGGTCAAATCGACGTAGGCCGCGGCCTGCGTGACGATCAGCGAGCGGATCACGCTGACGTAGACATGCGCCGGGGTCATGTCCGCAATATCCTCGCCCTGGCGGCCGATGTTTTCGGCGATTCCCGCCAGCGTCTTGGCGTACAGAGCATCGATCTCCTGCGCGCTCATCGCGCCGACCGCGCCCAGCCAGTCCAGCATCATCCGGCAGCCCATCGTCAAAAAGGCTGCGCTCTCTTTGAGGCGGGCAAAGCGCGGGTCGATGTTCATCTTTTCGGCCTCGCGCATCGCGTCGGCCATCCGCTCCTCTAACTCGTCGCCCAGCTTGTCGTATCGCGCCATCAGCCACTTGATGTAGCTCCGCATCCCCGCCCGATACGCACCGCCGCGCTGAAGCCTTGCGTATGGTTCCAGTGCGTCCGTCGTCTTGGCGATCTCGCCGCGCTCGACGTGGATGACGTACAGACGCAGCGTGCGCCCCTCGTTGATCTCCGGCAGGATTTCGCCCGTCATCGTGATCGTACTGCGCACCGGCCGCCCCTTGATGGTCTGTTTGTCCGCGCTCTGCCGGTTTCGCGCCGCGCGGTCGGAAGCCGCGCTGATGAGGTTGTTGGCGACGCGGTTCAGCTCGTCGCTCTCCCTCCTTGTCTTGGTCTGGAAAAAGTCGTCGCAGGTAAAGAGTGTGTCCTTGCAGTAATATGGCGCGTCTGATGTCCAGTTGGCGGTCGATCTAAAGTTTGCGGGCATCTGTTTAGCGTGAAAATCGCCAAACATGCTTTGGATGTACCCTTGCAGGGTGCTCTTAAAGCTGCCGCTCGCGCCGACGAGGAAAACCACATAGCCCGGCGTTCGTCCGCTGGCGACCATCGTGCTGTACAGTGGTCCCAGAAACGCTTGCGCCAGCAGCGGCATCACAATCCGCGCGTCAAATCCCTTTGCCAGCGCCGCAACCGCCTGCGCGCCGCCCTGCTCGATCTCATCCTCTGTCTTGCCCTTGACGTCCGGCAGGCGCAGGTGATAGTGCTGACTGGCGTTGACCAGCTCCACGCTCACGTCGTCCGCGCCGATCGCGCCGTCGTGATACATGTAGATCAGCCGCTCACCGATGCGCTTAAAGCCGGTATAACCGTAGATCGTCCGATCTTTCGCACATTTCTGTCCGCCGCGCAGCAGCGCGTCCTTGACATATCCGGCAGTCAACCCGCCGGGGTAGATGTTGCCGTATGCCTTCCAGACCTTCGCAGGCCACTTCATCGCCAAAAACTCATCGTTTTTGACGTCCGCCTCCGGCAGGCTTCGCCCGCTCGGCGTTCTCGCCGCGACAATCCACTCCGTGTCCTGCGTCACGCCGTCGTCGCGGGTGATCGTCTCCTTGAGTTCCGGCACAAAGTCGCAGAGCGGTTTCGCCCAGGCGGCTTTTCCGTGTCCCATGATCCGGCACAAACGCCCGTTTTCGATGGCGTAGTCGTGCAGCCCCATGTAGTGGACAAAGCGTTCGTCGTCCCCGCCGTCGTCCCCACCGCCGCCCTTTGGCAAAACCGAATTCGTATTCGGTTTTCCTTCCGTTTCGGCAGGTTTCGACGCGGCCTTTCGGGCTTTAGCCTCGTCCATGTCGAGCACCTTGCCCTGCCGCACATACGGCACCGCCTTTGTAAGCATCTCGCCAAAAGTCTTGACGATCGCCTCGCGCTTCCAGCCGCGACCGGCCTGCATCTCGTGCGCCCAGTCGGTAAAATCGCCTTTGGCAAAGCGCTCTCGCTCCTCAGCCCTCAGGTAATCGACCAGGTGCAGCGTCGCAAGCTCACCGACCTTGCCGATCAGCTGCTCGCAGACGTATGCGCAGAGCTTTTCGCCCGCGTCGTCGTTGTCCGGGATGTAGATGACGCGCTTCGCGCCGCTGATTGCCTCGGTGTAGGTGGGCAGCCACTTGCCATCCAGCCGCCCCTTGCCTGCGCCGTATGCGCTGGAAACCGCGCAAAAGCCGAGCGCCGCAAGGTTGTTCGCGTCCTTCTCGCCCTCGACGATCAGGATGGTTTCGCCCTGCGCCTTGGCCGCCAGCATCTCCGGCAGCCGGTAGAGCAGATCATGCCACAGGTCGCCGACATAGAGCTTGCCGTCTTCCCCGTAACTCTGAAAAGCAAATGTCTTTTTTCGCTCGCCGTTTGCGTCGTGCCCCTCGTACCGCGCCTTGAGCTTTTTGACCTTGCCCTCCGCGTCCTTGTACTCGTAGATGCGCGTCAGCTCGTAGTCGATGTCTTTGATCTTCCACCGATGGCCGACGGCAAAAGGCCGCCGCGCCAGCTTGGGCGGCTCGGTCTTGCGCTCCGGCTTTTTCCTGGCATACCGTTCCGGCGGCTCTCCCGTCATCGCGTCCACTGCCACATCTTGCAGCGTGTAGCCCAGCGCTTCCGCCACATCCTTGCGGTCTGCGCCGCAGGCGTGGCATTTCATAACGATCTGCCCGTCGGTCCCGATATAGCAGTGCAGACTTGGGTCGTGGTCGGCATGACAGGGGCAGATCGCCCAAAAACCGCCCGGCTTATCGCTGCGCTTACGATCATCCACACTGAGCAGATCGCGCCAGGCATCCAGCCTCATCCCCATCCGTCACACCGTCCTTTTGTCCTCTTTGGTCACAGCTCCACATGCAGGCACTCGCGCGCCGCGGCTTTCACGGCCTCGCGCCCCTCGTCGGTCGTCTGCATCGTCAGCATCACGTCCGCGATGGCGTAGTCCATCGTCGCGTCAGGGATTTCCCGCATCGTCGCGCTCAACAGCTTTCCGCCGCCGTTGCCGTGCTTATCAGCTCGGCTGTACCGCGCCGCCGTCATCACCCGCATCCGTCTCACCTCCCTTTGCCCTCATCGGGACTACGTCGAGCCGCAACCGGAAGTCGGTGATCCGATCCGCCTTGTAAATCCGCTGCGCGCCGCAAGCCTGGCAACCGACGACAGCCTGCCAGCCCAGCCGCACCGTCCCGGTCTCCGTCCTCGTCTGGATCGCGTCATAAGCCACCGACTCCTGACCGCCGCACTTTTCGCACCGGCCGCACCTGATCTCAACCACGTTCTCCGCTCCTCTCATTGACCGCGCGCACAAATTCCTCGCGCGTCCCGCCCGTCCTCACATACACCCAGCCGCAGCTCGCGTTGCTGCACTCCGCCCTGCGGATCACAGCCGGTCCGAATCGGCTGGCCTCAAGCACGCGCTCCCTCGCCAGCACTGCGCCGCCGCAATGCGGGCAGGGCTTAAAGCGCGCCGCGCGTATGCCGCGGACATGCCACTGTTCCGGCTCGTAATCCATCTGGATAGATGGCTGACCATGCCGCCACGTCGCAAGCCCGTCTCCGTCAGTGTATCGCACCGTTGTCTTCCCCCTCAAAGGGCATCTCGTTCTGCGCATGCCGGGCGATGATCGCCTCGACAAGCGCCCGCTCAAGCTGATCGGCAATGTCGTCCTGCCCCGCATAGTCTGCGGCCATCGCCTGTATGGCATTCGCGCACAGGCAGGCCAGCTCGTCGATCAGTTTATCCGTTGCACCGCTGAAATGGCCATTGATGCGGATAGTGTTGTCAGCATCTCTCACAATATCAACTTTAATCATTCTAAATCCCCCAGATCGTCTTCGTCGGTCGTCGGTTCTTCCGTCTGGAGCGCCGCGTCTTCCTGCGGCGCGTCCATCTCAGGGAAAAGCGCGTCGATGCTCACACCCAGGGCGCGCGCCATCTTCGGCAACTTCTCAAGAGTCTTTCCTCGCGTTCCATTTGCCAGTCTTGCAATCGTCACAAGTGTAAGCCCAGACTTTTCTGCAAGCTCATTCATGGTCATGTTTTTTTCGCGCAAGGTCTTTTTCAGCCTATCCGCAAATCCGTTTTCCACTATTTTCACCTCGTGCGTGCCATTTTGTCACTTACTCGCGTTACAGCTCTATTATATTTGCCATTTTGGTACATGTCAAGTACCTTTAAAAAATTTTTTGCCAATTTGGCACACCAAAAGGATTTTACCGTTTCGGCAAGTATTATAGTATAAAGTACCATTTCGGCAAGACTCAAGGAGGTGTTTTCATGCTTGGTACACTTGGCGACAGACTCCGCGCGATACGCGAGGATCACGACGTGATGCAAAAAGACCTTGCGGCCGAGTTCGGGATTACTCATAGCGCATTAAGTCGTTATGAGCAGAATAAGCGCGAGCCACCCGTTGATTTCATCGTAGCATTTTGCCACTATTTTAATGTCACATCTGATTTCCTGCTTGGCATGTCCGACGATTATCGCCCACCCGTGAACGTCAGTATTCCACCAACTCTTTTAACTCGCGATCCCTATGCCGACTTATCTGCCGAGCATCGAGCAACGCTTGATGCTATGGCTGATGTATTCCGTCAGCAGGAGGCTGCGCAAGGACAAAAAGAGGCATGATCTTGTTTTTCGGCATAAAAAAAACGCCGCCCGAAGGTGACGCTTGATGAATTTGTGCGAGGATCAGTTGCGGTTGATCTCTTTCGCCGCTCGAAGGGCAGCCGCCACGTCGATGCCGGTTTCCACCGGCTCCTGCTTGGGCCAGTGCGCCGGATCGTCCTGCGTGATCGGCTTGGTTTCGGCTTTCTTCTCCGGCAGCTTGATCTTGCTGATCGCTTCGCCATTGGCATACAGCAGGCTGATGATGCTTTCCATCCCGTCAAAGAGCCAGCGCACCAGCAGGGCTACACAGGTAAGCATTGCGCCCTGAAAAGCCGCATTGTCCATGTGATTCAAACAGCTGTAAATCGTCAGCGAGATGAACAACACCGCGACAATCGTCGCGAAAATCTTCGCGTGTCGCACGCCTGCTGTCATCTTCTTCTCCAAATCTACGTCTGTGATCTTCGATTTTCTCATGGTTCTCTCCTCCGCTTTTGTTTTCGTCCATTATAACGCACAATTTCGACAAACGCAACCATTCCTAACCATCATATTTGACACTCGGCAAGCAAATTCATTCCAAACGCTCATATTTTTTTTGACACTTGGCAAGCAATTTTCATTCCGTTTCGTTATGTTTTTTTGCCAAAAGTCAAAGAAAATCGCCCTGTTACGCTTTCATGTTACGATTTTTGCCCCAATGTTACGTATTTTTCCCCAAAATCGTAACACGATTTTAGCTAGTCCACACCTAGGTTTTTCGGGGGTGTGTTACGATGTTACGTATTTTTGCGGGATATAGGACCCATATACACACACACGACAAAACGCATCGCAAAAAAATGCGCAAAAAACCATCTCGCATTGAGACCGCGAAAATGGGGACTAGGGGTAAAAATACGTAATTTTCGTAACATTATATATTTTTATAATAAATAATACTTAATTATTCTATATATTATTCAATTCCTTGTAGCCCAAAAGTGTTACGATTTTTACGTAACACGCCCCTTCAAAATCGTAACATTCGTAACAACCAAACGTTATCCACAGCTTTCCCTATTTTATCCACAGGAAAACCGAATGCGAATTCGGTTTTGAGGAGGTGCTTGATTTTGAAAACCGCTGTCACCTATGCCCGCTTTTCCTCCGCGCGCCAGCATGAGACGTCTATCGAGGCGCAGCGTGACGCGATGGCAAAGTGGTGCGCCCAGCGCAGCGTCCGGATCGTGCAGGAGTACGCCGATCGCGCCGCATCCGGCACCAAGACCGACGGCCGCGACGACTTCCTCCAGATGCTGGCCGATCTCAAGCAGCGGCGCGTGGACTATGTGCTCGTCCATAAATACGACCGCTTCGCCCGCAACGAAAATGACCAGTATTTTTACATGGCCATGATCGAGCAGCGCGGCGCAAAGCTCGTCGCCGTCGCGCAGGAGTTCGGCGACGGCCCAGAGGCGCGCTTTATGCTCGGCGTCATCACGGCCTATAATGCTTTTTACTCGGCTAACCTCGGCAACGAGGTCAAAAAAGGGCGCGCCATCATCATCCAGCAGGGCAAACACCCCGGCGGCCCCATCCCCCTCGGCTATGTATCCGACGGAAACGGCAGCTACATGATCGACGATCTGGAGGCGTATTTTATGCGTCGCCTCTTCCACGCCGTCATCAACCGCCAGGAATCCACGCAGGCCATCATCGCCGAGATGAACGACGCAGGTATTCATGGCCGTCGTGGTGGCGCGATCTCCTATGACACCATTGCCCGCCTGCTACGGAATCCGATCTATGCGGGTGTGTATCAGCGCCACCTGCCAAACGGAGAAATCTACCGCATCGAAAACCATCACCCCGCCATTATCTCAATGGCCGAGTTTGAGGAGGTACAGCGTATTATGAGCAAACGGTCTAATGTCGGTCGTCCAAACTCGACCACGTTTCTTCTGACCGGCATCGCCTACTGCGGCGCATGCGGAAGCAAAATCTACGCCGTCAACAACCCGCAAAACGGGAAGCCCTACTCCACCTACTTTTGCACGCACTGCTCTGGCTTCCGCCGTATCCCTGTCGCCGAGCTGGAAGGTGCCGCTGTCGATTACCTTAACGCTCTTTTTTCGCCGGAGCGCCGCGCCCAGCTCGCTGATGCGGTTGCATCCTATTCGCGCCGCCTGACCCAATCCGCGCAAAAGCGGCAGCCGTCCACCGAGCGCGAGGTCAAAAAGATTCAGCGTGAGATTGATGCGCTCGTCGCCAACCTCGCCACCGGCGCGCTGGATGCCGATACCGTCGCCGTGATCGGCCAGCAGATCAGCACGCGGCGCGCGCGCATCAAAGTTTTGCAGGAGTCCGTCACCCCGCCTGCACCTGTCAACGCGCCAGACGTCGCCGAGTATTTTGCTGGCGTCAGCTCTCTGTCCCTTGATATGGATCGCAAAGTTCTTCGCCAGATCATGCACCGCTACATTGCCCGCGTCATCGTTCACACCACCGAGATTGAGTTCCAGTCTACCTTTGAGGACTGGTTCGTCGAGCAGCAAAAAAAACTACAAAATACGGATAATGTCCCGACTAATGCCGTAATTTATACGGCTTCATTTTTTCATCGCGTCCCTGGTGGCGGGCGCGGAGCTAGTACAAGGATCGTGCCAAAGATTTTAATTGACATGGACAAAATGCACAAAGCCAAACGGCACCCCGAAAAAAAGTAAAAAAAACCGGCATTTCAGGGAAAATTTCTCTGCTGTGTAGATCGGAAGAGCACACGTCTG